TCCCCCACGGAAACCGGGACCGCACCGCCGGAAAAAGGCAGAGACAAAACCGGGGCGCAAAGGGCTTCCTTCAGGTCCGCCAGCATGGCGGGCGCCAGGTAACCCGGCACCTCGGCCCCGTGGATCATCAGCCCCAGGACCGTCACGGACACGGAAAGGAAGCCCGCGCCATAGGTGGGGGCCGGGTCCTCCTTGCCCACCCAGAGGACAACCCCGGGTAAATCGGTTTCCGCCAGGTCTTCCCGGGCCACCTGGACGTGCAGCCCCATGTCCGTGTTGTAGCCGGAAGCTGTCAGGATGCCCCGGGCCGCCGCCTCCATGGCCCGGATGATCCTTTCTAGAAGGGTCTGGTTCATTTCAGTCTGGTGACCTCGAAAGCCAGCTCATGGGCAAAATTCTTGTCCAGGATCTCCCCGGACACCGAAAGGACCGGCTCCAGCACGTTGTCATTGGACAGGATGTCCGGGATGGACGGGCCATACAGTTCATGGAGGGGCAGGCGTCCCGCCCGCTTCCCGCCCTGTTCCTGTCTCCAGAACACGCCCACATGCCCGCCGCCGGACCCCCGCCCGGCCTGGCCCGCCTGGACCACCACCCGGTCTTTGCCATAGACGGGCATGGTGGCCATGAAGGCGTGTTTCACGGCTTTGCGCCCGGACTGGCGTTTCACCTGGACGGAAACCCCCTTTTTGGTTTTCCGCACGGAAAACGCCGCCAGGGGCATGGACTTCCCGCTGGCCACAAAAGCCGCCGAAACATCCCCGGGCCGGGGCACCACATACGAAAAGGTCTTTTTCACCTCGGAAACCCGGACGTTGACTTCCTTGGCGATCTCCCGGGCCGCGGCCACGCCCACGGATTTCAGGGTCTTTTTGATGGCCCGGACCGCCACCCGCTCCACCAGGGGATCCATGCCGCGCAAAAGCCGCCGGGCATCCGCCAGGGACGCCTGGTCAATCCGCGCGCCAAGGTATTTGCTGGGAGGGCTCATTCCACCACCGCCCGAAAAATCAGCCCGGAGTTTTCGAGAATCCGGGGCGTCACGGTCCAAACCCTGGACGCGGTTTCAAACTCATCCCCGGAGGCCGGGACCTGGCCCAGCTCATCCGGGTCCGCCTCCAGGGTGTTTTCCAGCTGGGAAACCCGGGACGCGAACCCCACCGGTTCCTCCACCGCCTCCTGGCGCACCACCACCAGGCAGGCCACCGGAGAGCCGGAAACCGGCCGGAACGTGGCAAGCTCCCCGGCCTCGGCCAGGGCGTCCGCCAGGCCCGCCTTGATGTCCGCGTCAAAGGTCATGCCGGGGCCCCCATGCCCGCCGTGACAAAGGCGGACCATTGGGTCCCGGCAGGCACGATCCCGGACGGGGTGAACTTCCACTCCGCCACGAAACCCGAATGGTTCCACCGGAGGGCCGTGGGGTCTGTCAGGTCCAGGGTGGCCAGGGTGTCAAACTCCGTGGCCCCGGGGATCCGAACCGCCACGGCCAGGGTCCCGGCGGACGGTGCGGCATCCACCTGGACCCGGAGGGCGTGAAAGGGAAACCCGTCATCCGCGCCCGTGGCCAGGCTTTCGGCCCCGTCCGCCAGGGTCTTGTCCGTCACGGAAAGGGTTGCGATCTTCGGCATGGTTGCCTCCGTTTTCGGTTTCCCCAGGCGCGCAGCCGCCGCGCCCGGGGATCCGGTTTAGGCCGTGTAGCCGCGCACCAACATTCCCGGCCGGTTGCACATGGGCAGGGGGTTGGACTCGGTGAAAAGGTCCATGCCGTCCCCCTTGGGCCGCTCCACCATCTTGGCGTACAGGGGCAGGCCCAGGGTGTTGGCCGTTTCCAGGAAGTTGCCCGGGGCATAGATGGTCTGGAACAAGCCCGGGGCTCCCATGGGATAGAAATGGCAATCCTTGGCGGTGATGAACTTGTGGTTCGCGCCGGAGGCATCGTCCGCGTTGCCCCGGTTTTCGGAAAAGACCACCCCCATGAACCGGAACCCGGAGCGGTTGTCTTCGCCGTAACGCTGGGCCGCCTCGGAATGGTTCAGGAAAGCTTCCTTCACGTCCTCATGGTCCGTGAAGGCGTCCCAGAACTCCGGGGAGCATTCGCAGCCGATTTCCCAGGACCCCGCCCCCTTGGCGTTGTCCTCGATGTGCCGTTTCACCTCCAGGACCTTGGATTTCACGTTGGTGGCGCCCGTGCCCAGAGCAAAGTCCACGGTCTTGGGGGTGATCCCGAACTCCGTGTACAGGTTGTAAAGCACGGTGGAGCCGTCACCATCGTAGATGATGCCCTTCAAGGCGCCCATCCGCAGCCACTCCAGGGTGATGGCGTGGCGTTCCCTCATGGCCTGGAGGTGGTCGTTCACCAGTTTTTCCAGGGTCTGCATCTCGGTTTCGGACCCAAAGGCCCGGACCCCCTGAAAATCCGCGGGCTGGATCAGGTCGTCATGGGGGATATGGGGAACGGTGAAACTCCGCACGGTGCGCTTGGCGTGGGATCCCACGGTCCCGGGCGCGCCCGGAGGCAGGGAGGGAAGCAGGCAAAGGACGCCGTTTTTTTCCTCCACCACCACGGACCGGGTCCGGACCGGCTTGTCATCGAAAAGGCCCATGGCGGCCAGCTTGCCGTAATTGTTGGGCAGGATGTTGATGGCCTGGGTAAGGCTCACCATGGAAAAGGCGTCGGTTCCAAAGGGATTGAGCATCGGAAACCCTCCGTTTCAGTTGGCCCGGGCCGCATGGGCCCGGGCCGGTTTTCGGGCCTTGGCTACGCCTCGGTGCGCGCCACGATGCCCAACAGTTTCAATTCCGCAATGGCCTTGGCCTTTTCGTCCGCCGTGATCCCTGCGGGCCAGGCAAGGTTGGCCGTCACCACCTGGGCGTGGCGGACAATAGCCACCGCGGCCGTGTCCGCCGTGGAGGCATCCACCGCCGTGGTCAGGAAGCCATAGGCCACCTGGGATCCGTCCACCGCGTCCGGGTCCAGCTCCACCATTTTTCCGGTTCCGGCGGTCACGGCCACGGTGAAGGTGTCGTCCGCCTCAAAATCCGTGGCCCCGTCGTTCAGGGTGAAATTCAGCTGGTCCCCGGCATAGGCCGTGCCCACCGTGGCGTCCGGCAGGGCCTCGCCGTTGGGGGCCAGGACCGCGAACGTCCCGGAGTCATGATCCGCCGCCGTGACGGTCACGGTGAAGGTGTCCCCGGCCTCAAAATCCGTGGCCCCATCATTGATGGTGAAAGCCAGCTGGGCGTTGGTGTAGGCCACGGCAACCGTGGCGTTGGGCAGCTCGTTGCCGGCAGGATCCACCACCTGGAACGTGCCCGCGTTGTGATCCGCGGCCGCCACCACCACGGTGAACGTGTCGCCCACGATGAAGTCCACGGCCCCGTCATTCAGGGTCAGGGCCAGCTGGGCATTGGTGTAGGCCGCGCCCACGGTGGCGTCCGGCAGGCTGTTCCCCAGGGGGTCCACCACCTGGAAAATCTCCGACCCGGAAACCGCCGCGTTGACGCAGGTCAGGGTGTAGGTGCCCAGCTGGGCGTCCCCGCCATCGGAAACCCCGGTCATGGTGCCGTTGCCCGTGTTGCCTCCGCCGGCCGTGCCCGTGGCCGGAACCACCGCCGCGCCGTCCGGCACGGAAATGCAGGTCAGGGTGTAGGTGCCCACCTGGGCCGCGCCGCCATCGGCCACCCCGGTCATGGTGCCGTCTCCGGTGTTGCCTCCGCCGGCCGTGCCCGTGGCCGGAACCACCGCCGCTCCGGCGGGAACGGAAATACAGGTCAGGGTGTAGGTGCCGACCTCGGCCGCGCCCCCGTCAGAAACGCCCGTCATGGTGCCATCCCCCGCGTTGCCGCCACCCGCCGTTCCCGCGGCCGGAACCACGGCCGCGCCGTCCGGGACGGCAACGCAGGTCAGGGTGTAGGTGCCCAGCTGGGTGTCCTCTCCGCCGGTCACGCCCGTCATGGTGCCGTCCCCCGTATTGCCCGCATCCGCCGCGCCCGTGGTGGGAATGGTTTTCAGGCGCGCACCCACCACCGCGCAGATGGCCAGGTCCTGGCCGGACTCCACGGTCACCGCTTCCCGGGAAAACTTGTTGGGGGCCTCATCTTTCAGGGCATCCCCCAAATAGGCCCCTTCCGTGGTGCTTCCCATGATTCACCTCCAGGTCATGCGCCGGCCCGCGCCGGCAGGTTTCGCCCGCGTTCGGGCCGTTATCTCCGGGACTGCTTGCTCTTTTCCGCCGCTTCGGCCCGGCGCCGGGCTTCGGCCACCACACCATTGACCGCGCCGGTTCCCGTGGGGGTCACCGTGGAGGTGATGGGGTTGGCCTGGGCCAGCCTGGCCTTTTCCCGCAGGATCTCGATGCCCGCCGCGTCCAGGGTCATGCCCTCCCGGCCCGCCAGGGTCTTGCCGAAATCCTGCCCCACACCCGCCACGGCGCACAGCTCCAGGATGTCCATGCCGTCCTTGGCGGAGAGCCCCGCCTGGGCCGGGGTGGCCGGAGCCGCCGGGACCGCCGGAGCCAGGGCCGCGGCCTGGGTTTCCGGCACCTGGGCAGGGGTGACCGCTTCCGTGGCCACGGTGAACCCCAAAGCCGCCAGGGCCTTGGCGGCCGCCGTTCTGTCCGCCCCTTCCAGGGCCTTTTTCAACTGGTCTTCCATGCTCATGCCGTCACCTCCCGTATTTAAATGTTCCACCACCAGGGCCACCGCCTCCGGCCAATCGGCCACGGCATCCGCTAAACCCGCGTCCACCGCGGCCTGGCCGGAAAAAACCCCGGCCTCGGTTTTCCTCACATCGCTTTCCGAAATTCCCCGGTTCCGCGCCACGGCCCGGACAAAAAGGTCATAGGCCGCGAAAACATCCCGCTGGGCCACGTCCAGGGCCTCCTTGCTCAAAGGCGCCCAGGGCGCGAAATCCACTTTCCGGGCACCCGCGTGGACGGCCGTGTATTTCACCCCGTCCGCCTCCAACATCCCGGAATAGTCCCGGTGAACCCGGAGCACGCCCACGGAACCCGCCCGGCCCATGGAAGGAATCAGCACCCGGTCCGCCGCGGATGCCAGCCAATAAGCCGCGGAAAGGGCGTCCTGGTTCACCACGGCCCAAATGGGCTTTTGACCCCGGGCCTGAAAGATTTCCTCGGCCAGCTCTGGCAGGCCCGCCACCTCGCCCCCGGGGGAATCCACGTCCAACAGGATGGCCGCCACGGACGGATCGGCCAGGACCTTCCGGAAACCGGACAGAATGGCCGTGTAGCTGGTGTCATCCCAGTAGGAAACGGACCGGTAGGTCAGCCCGCCCAGGATGGGCACCACCGCGATGGTTCCGCCCGTGGGCGCGGATCCCATGGCCTTGGCCGCCATCCGCTGGGGCGCCACCTCACCGGCCAAAAATTCGTTCACCACCTCCGGGTGAATCCCCAGGGGCCGGGTGAAAAGCCGCGTGGGTGCCGGTCCGCCTCGAAAAATCGTCATGAGTTGCCCCCCTGGCCTTGCTCTCCGTCTCCGTCATCCTGCTTGGAGGCCGCGCCCTGGTAGGTGGTTTTCCTGGGGTCAGTATCCAGGACCAGGCCCAACCTATCCGCCCGGGCGTTGTCTTCGGCTATTTCCCGGTCCACCACATCCACGTCATCGCCACCCTCGGCAACCACCTTGGCCCTGGATTTGAACCCGTCACGGACCGCCTCCTTGGCCGCCCGGCCGTCCTTTTGCGGGTCCACCCACTCCCAGCCGTCCGGCCGCCATTCCACCCGCCGGTAAATGCGCCGGGTCCGGGTGTTGTAGTTGGGGAGCCGAAGGGCGCCGAAAAGAACCGCCGCGTCCAGCCAGGCGTTGAAAACAGGGCGGCAAAACTGGTGGGCAAGGACTTGGAACTGGAACCGCTTGATTCGCCGCCGAAACTCCAGAAGCCCGGCGCGGATGGAGGAATAGTTCACCCCGGAAAGATCCCCGGAAAGCTGTTCGTAGGTAAGGCCCATGCCCCGGGCAACGGCCCGAAGGTTGTGCTGGATCCAACCCACATAAGCCCCGGTTACGTCCTTGGGCTCGGCAAACTTCACGTCCAGGCCCCGGGGCAGTTTGGAAAAGCTTCCAGGCTCCA